CGCACGCCAGACCCAGCCCACAGCACGCATCAGGCAGTAATGCTCATCAGTAAAGCCAAGATGGGCAAAACGGTTTAAATAGTTGACCCAGACGCTCTGCAAAGGCATCTCACCGCAAAGAGCCACCACCTGATCAATGTTCTCCTGCGTGCAATAACGCTTGTCCCTCGACAGCATAATTACGCCAGCGCCGTCTATGAACGCACGCCGGTCGCTGCCATCAAAGGGCGCAAGGTCAATGATGCGGGGGCCAGTGTGCAACCTGAAATCCTGTGATTTTGTAGAAGCGGGCGTGTTTACATAACGCCTTCGTCGTCGCGCGACGGCTGGCCTGGGGGCATGCCACGGGGGCCGTCAGATTCTGTGCCGCCTGTTCAAGGCGGTAACGCACAGCGCTGCAATCCAAGGTCCACAACGCTTTGCGGCAGCAGCCACATGGGCTGGTCACGGTTTGGTCACGTTTAGCTGCCAGGCGTAACGTCAATCACCTCTGTATCGCCACCACGCTCGATGTTGATCTGGACCGCTACACCGCCACCTTTCTGGCTGTCAGAGCCAAACTCAGCCCTGTGAGCGCGTTCTAGGTACCAACTATCGGCACGCCAGTCCTTTTCGCCTGCTTTTCCGATCCGGCGCACCCTGAAAGCGACAGCAGCGCTTTCTGCTGCGCGTACCGCGTCACTAAATTCAGCGTCCTCATTCAGCCAGCGTGTCAGCGTGTTCTCATGCACACCCGCTGCACGCGCCGCGTGAACCTTTGGCACGCCTTCGTTAAGCATCTCAAGGATCACGCCACGCTTATCATTCTTATCGATCAAAGCTGCCTTTGGTTGCGCCCCTGCAACCAGTTGCGGTTGCCCATCAGGTTGCGGGGTTGCATTTGCCAGCATCAGGTTGCGCTTGTGCAACTCACGGCGCACAGCAATCGTGCGCGTCTTGCCTTTCAGCCATTCCTCACGCTTGCAGCGCTTCTGTATGGCCTGCCTTGTGACCTCATAGTCCTTGGCCACGCTAGTGTAGCCCTCACCGGCTTCTATACGCGCTCTGATAGCAGGCCAGTCAACTTGTGACGGCTGATACTTCCGCATGATCTGTCCTGATTGGTTGCGCTGGTTGCGTCAGGTTGCACATTGCAACCATATCTTGCGCCAGCATATCGAAACGATACCAGATTTCGTGCCGTTGACAACACCCTTGATGTAAAAAATCAATCAGGTTGCATCAGACCTCATACCGATGCGCCCTTGCCCTATAGTGCAAGCGCACCAGCGCATCCATGTATCTGCGCTTTACCACCCTGCCATCAGTCCCTAACTGCAACATCCTGGCCAACCGCGTCCATGGCGCACCTCTTGCCTTGAATGCAGCACTGTGCGCCACGGCCCAGACCAGCTTGCGATCATCTTCCGGCATTAGAATCGTAAGCTGCATGGCCCGATCATAATCCGTGATCTGTCTGCTTGTAGGCTTCAGTATTGTCTCACCTTGCTGCGTCCAGCCATAGCCATGCCAGTCCAGCGGATAGTCCGGCCAGGACGACAGCTTCTGCTTCCGCATAGCTGGCGGCATGCGCCTGTCTGTTTCGGCTGCTGTTAAGAACAGATCATGCAATCCATTAACGTCGCTCATGCGCCCTCTCCATCTGTTCAATGAACTGCCGCTGTTGAAACTGGTTCCATTTCCAGTAGCGCTGCCGTGCTTCTTTGAACGCCTCAACAGACCAGTCTTCCCTGCATCGGCGCCACACCTTGTCCTGCCTGGCAGCCCACTTGTCTGCTTTGAATTTGCCCGCGACACACCTGTAATTGAAATTTGTGTGTTTTACAGATTGGCTTATAAGTCGTTGTATCTGTTCAACTTGCAATTTTGTGCTTGACGGATTTTCGGCCATTGTTAAAATCATCTCTTAGCGCAGGGCTATGCTTCTCAAGCATGGCCTTTTTTTTCAACTTTTAATTCATGTATTCGATAGCCCTCTGGCTTAGCGTCATGGCTTAGCTTAGTAACATAAGCTAGCTGTCGCGGGCGGCTCCGCGCCGATTTCAAACCACAGATTTTGCACTCCGATTCGCACGATGTGCCGTTGTGACCCGTGGCTGTCTGGCAGACCACGCAAAGGCCCAGCTTCTCGCGCCTCGCAAATGTGCCATCACCCTGCTGAATCATGCTGCTTGCTCCGCATCTTGCACGGCTATGCCTTGTGCTATGTCTGCCAGCGCATCACGCAGATATCCTAGTGTGAGCGTCCCTGGCTGGCCCTGTAGCCATGCAGGCAACGCCAAGTGCGCCCGATCCATGCTGTCAAACCAGCGGCTGCTGTGACGCCTGACAGGCACGCCATACAATTCTGCAATATAGAAAAGACCGCGCCCGTCTTGGATCAGGCGGCTGATCTCACGATCTGCATCTGCCAGTGCTTCAGTCCTCGTCATCAGCCACATCCTCTACATAGCCCTGCCCGTCGCAAGCCGGACACTCGCCGCTGCGTGTGTCGATGTACCCGCTGCCAGTCCTGTAATCAGGCCGTCCATATTCAATCTCGCAGACGCCTTGGCCCATGCACTGCTGACACTCCAGCAGTTCTTCCCATAGCCCAGGGTGGCGCATGACGCGGACAGTGCGCGGTGCATCGAACTGATCCCTATCCATGCTCAACCGCCTTGATCGTCAGGCCGATCTGCATGGCGATTTGCGGCACGATGGCGTTGCCTAGCCCTTTGAGCCGTGCTGCCCGTCCTTTGACGCCTTCAACTGTTCGTGGGATGTCGTCAGGTTCGTCCATCCACGCGGGTAGCCCATCATGTAATGTTCCACCCAATCGGCGTTCAATTGACCGTCTGTCGGTTTTGTTCGTACTGCCTCGTCCAGGTTGCTCTTGTAAGTGTCGCTGCCCATAAACCTGTCTTTGACTGCGCCCTTCGCATTGGCCGCTGCTGGTGTCGGCCACAGCTTTTCCGGGTTGAACACCGCTGCCGTTAAGTTGTTCTGATGGTCCTCGCGCCAACGCTTGGTCGCTTTGTTGCTGTCCTGCACCGTTGGGGTCGGCCACATGGCACGACGCCAAAGTTCGACCTGAGTGACTAAATTCGTGTTGAACCCGGTCGGAAATGCGTCTGTTATTGTGTGGCTCTTTGCATCCCGTGCGATTGGTGTCGCCCACAACGAGGGCTGTCTCCATCCACTGTTCATGCTCGGTGCCATTTGATTTGCTGTCGCTGTCGGCGTGTGCAGCAATGATCCAGACTCTATCTCGTCGGTGCGGGGCATCAACGGCGCAAGCTGGAATAACAAATGGTTGGACTTCATAACCGGCCTCACCTTCCAAGTCAGAAAGCACTTGGTCGAGGCCCAGACTGATGTGTCCAGAAACATTCTCGAAAACGCACCAACGGGGCCGCTTTGCTTGCACAATGGTGAAAATTTCCGGCCAGATGTGACGGTCATCTTCCTCGCCTCGTCGGACCCCGGCCTGACTAAATGGCTGGCATGGATATCCTGCTGTGAGGATGTCGCAGTCTGGAATAAGTCTTGCTGGGTCACTTGCTAACTCCTTCACGTCACGTGCAATCGGCACATCAGGCCAATGCTTGGCCAACACTTGGCGGCTCCATGCCTCAATGTCACAGAACAGCACCGGCTCTGACAAGCCAGCCCACTGAAAGCCCAGTGCAAAGCCGCCGATGCCCGAACACAGATCAACATGGCGCATCAGGTCAGCCACCCTCTGCCTCGCACATCTGTCTGATGATGTCGGCCTGGCTGGTGCCACGCAGATGCAGTAGCGGCTTTAGATACGCCTCTACATGCGCCAGGCGTTTGGCAGTGACGCAGTATACACCGCAACACTTCAGGCGCTCTTGGATGTCTTTCTGATTGGCTGACAAGCTGCCGCCCTTGGGGCGCTTCAACTCAATCATAATCGGGCCTTGGGCAGCCGGTTCACGCCAGCCGTGGTCAGGCACAAAGATTTCAAGATCAGGCCAGCCAGCCTGCATGCCCAGCTTCTTCAGCCGCATCTTGTATGCAACGTGGCGCTTGCCCTCATTCGGGCTGTGATGCCAGACGCTGCCCAGCGGCAGGGCCACCTGAAGCCAGTGAACTACATATTCTTGCAGTTCATCTTCAGTCATCAGCATAAAAGTCGTTGGGCGTTACCTCGCCAGCACTTAGCTGCACGATCTTACGCATGTTGCTTGCCTTGGGTATCAAGCGCTGATCATGGCCCACAGGCAGGCACCAGCGGCGCACCACAGTAGCGTGTGCAGCCCCTACAAGCCTTGCCAACTCGCTGTAAGACCAGCCCTTACTCTCACGATATTCGTTTAATTGCATAACGTCATCCGTACCAAATATTTGTACTGACGTTATATGACTTGACCTATTAAGACAATAGGCTTACCTGTATTAGATGTTTGACCGATTGCGACAAGGTGATACCATGAATATGCAAGAGACATTGAAGGCTGGGCCAGTGGCACCAAACAATTTGGACAAGATGATCAGGCGATCTGGTCTTAAAAATAACATGGTCGCTGAACTGAAGGGCATCCAGCCTGCTACCTTGTCACGCCATAAATCCGGCGACATTGGTATATCCCTTGGTGATGCGGAAGAGTATGCAAAGATACTGAACTGCACACCGAACCAGATTTTCTTTGTCAGCCCGCCGATTCCTGTTCTCGCAGCCGTTTTACATTGGAATGACGATTGCACTAAGCAGGCCGAAAAAACATCGCCAGAATTGCTTGGCTCTCACGACGGCAAAAACCCAGATTTAGTATTGGCCCACCGGCTTGAGATGCCGCGCATGTCACCCTATAAAAACAAAGCAATATACATACATGATTATTACGGCGTTGATACGATGTGCGTGTATTGGGATTTGTCTGACGATCTGGATCATCCGGCTGCTTGGCAACACGGAAACATGGACATAGTTAACATTGACCCAATGCAGCGCGGTGTGGTGGACAAGAATTGTCTGGGCCATTACAGCATCGTCAAGACGACAACCAATAATCTGCTCTATGGAATTGTGTATCAGTCTGGCCGCAACAGATATATCATCGAAAGCCAGTATTTCGGATGCCATAAAGATGTTGAACTTGAATGGGGATGTCCCATCATCAACATGATCTTGCGTCCAGAACTGCGTGAAATGCAATGGGTTGACTATGATGTCACAGCTTACCGTGAGAAAATGATGCCGCAAAATAAGTAATATTTGATACGGTTAAAGAAAGTGTATTGACGGAATAAGTAAAGACACTTAAACCTTAGCAGGAAGCTATTTCTGTTGAGGTTTTTTTATGTCGCTACCACCCAGCATAAAATGGGCTGCTGACAAGCACTATTTTCATCACAGCAATCCGGCATCACGCCCAATCTGCCGGACATTGTTTGAAAAGTGCGTGATCCGTCCCAAGGTGTCCCAAGCGTGGGCGGTCGTCAAAGGCGACCAGGTGGGCGACGTACAGGCCGCAAAAGCTACGATAAACTTATACAAAGATGACAACGCCAACATGCTGGCAGGGCGTGTGGTGCAAGACTGCGCCAACCTACATCTGATTGATGGCCACACCATTGAGGCTGTGATCCGGCAGGGCATGAGCCGCCTAGATGAATACAAGCCGCGCACCTGGGATGACGGCAAGGATGAGCGCAAGTTGGCGGTCAACCGCGCAGAGTTTGCCGATGTGCTGACCAATGCCATTGAAGGCGT